GGGATATAGCAGAAGACCCAATCTTGTTTCTTAAGTATGTTCGGATACAAGAACCAGGACAATTATCTCTGAAATATGAGTTATGGCCTCATTTAGTATCATTTTATCAGGCTTTAGAGCGTTACAACCTCATAATTCTAACTAAAAGTAAGCAGATAGGGGTATGTCTTGACCCATCCACATTAGTTCTCACAGCGGATTTAAGATGGGTTACTCTTAACTCTATACAGGAAGGGGATACATTAGTAAGTGTAGATGAATATCCGAAAAAAGGGAAGGGGAAGAGAAGGTGCTTTAGAAAAAGCACGGTATTAGTAAAATCCGAAATAGAGAAGCCAGCCTACCTAATTAAGACTACGCTGGGTGATATAATAGCTACTGCAGAGCATAGATTTCTAGCGTGTCCTCCTAGCAGGTGGAGTTATAAATGGAGGAGTATAGATAAAGCGAAAAGAACAGATGGCAAGCTACAACCAGGGTATAAGATACGAATGGTTACTCTTCCCTGGGGAGAGGCAACCTATGAAGATGGTTGGTTTGGGGGGATGTTGGATGGAGAAGGATGTCTTAGGGGAGCAGGGAAAAGGGAAGCTGGTATTGGATTAAGTGTTTCGCAATTGCCTGGAGATGTATTAGAAAGATGTAAGAATTATTTAGCTGATATTAACCATTATTGTGCCTCACAGATAACCAGTGAAACGAGATTGGGTAGAATAGCTGATAGGTTAGAAATAAATGCTCTCCATTCAGTCTTTAAGATAATAGGCAAATGTCGTCCAACCAGATTTGTTAGCAGGACTGATTGGTGGGAGGGATTATCCCTAAACAATATACCTTCTGGGGAGATTTTATCTATTAAACCTTTAGGACTAAGAAGAATGATAGATTTAATGACTTCTACGGGGACATTTATAGCCAATGGTTTTATTTCTCATAATAGTTGGGCCTTAGCAGTGCGGGCATTAAGGAAATTATACACAGTTCCTGGGTCAAACAGGCTAATGCTCAGTAGTGGACAGAAGGAAGCCCAAGATTTATTAGAAAAAGTGCGTATAATATACCATAATTTGCCAGAATGGATGAAAGTTTACACTTTAGAGCCGAATTCCAGCGAACGATTTGGGTTTAAGGAGCTTGGTTCAATGATAACTGCCCTGCCTTCTACCGAAAAGGCTGGAATTGGCGTAACCGCTGATGGAGTTGACCACGATGAGGCTGAATTTCACGATTGTTTTGAGATAAATCTGGGACATACACTAGCAACTGTAGCCGATAAAGCCACGAGCCAGCTTACAGTAGTATCAACTGTTGATAAAACCAAGCCTGACAGCTATTTTAAGAAATTATTTAAGGGAGCTAGGGGGTCAGGCTATCCAGAGGAAGGAACTAATAATTTCCAGGCTCTTTTTTACCCCTATAATGTGAGACCAGGGCGGGATGAGATATGGTATGAAGAAGAAAGTAAGAAACACCAAGATAAACTCTGGGAAATGGAAGCTCACTATCCTAAAACAGTTAAAGAAGCCCTTTCACCCTTATCTGCTTCTTCTTGCTTTAAGAAAGAGATACTAGATAAACTTTGGGCTAATGCAATTAACAATCCCGAAAGCAGACAAGGGTTTATTTACATCTTGCATCCGCCAGCAGTTGGAACGCCGTATATAGCTGGAGTAGATGTTGGGGAGGGAATTGGGCGAGATTATTCTGTTTTAACCATCGTAGGTAAGCAAGGATTATCGGCTGAAGTAGCTGCAGTTATCTATACTAATACTTTAGGCACGGATTTCTTTGCTTTTGAAGTAGATAAGTTATGTCGGGAGTATTTTAACCCGTTATTGGTAGTAGATAACATTGGTGTTGGAAGAGCAGTGGTAGATGGGTTGGTGAAATTAGGTTATCCCAACCTCTTTTATGCTGATAAGGAAAGAAAGAGAGTTGGCTGGTCTCTTACCCGCCCCAATAAGAGGGAATTAACATCCAAATTAGTGGAAGTGATAAATAATGAGAGTTTAATCACTAAATTCAAACCTATGATTAAAGAGCTTATGGAATATCAATGGATAAATGGATACCCAGAACCTACGGGCAAAACACACGGAGATACAGTAAGCACTCTGCAACTGATTATGGCGGCTTTTGATAAGATAGGGGTAGTCCAAAAGGCTTCATATTGGGTTCGGGGTAGGCAAATTTGGTAAGATGGTATAATTAAGTAAGGGAGATAAAATGGAAACGGATGCTTCAAAGATTCAGACTTGGTTCGGGGAAAAAGAAAGCGGTGAATTTCAGCCCCTATTTCAAAGAATGGATGAGGACTTTGATATATGGGAAATGAATCCGTCCCCCAGCAATATCAGTGCTTATGAGCAGGATGTCAAAACTAAAACAAAACAACACCCTGCTGATATAGATGTTGTATCCCCCGACCTCCGTGACCATTCTGATGGTGTGCAGTCCCTTCTCTCAGACTCTGATATGCAAATTATGATTAAAATGGCAGAAGCAGAGGGAATAGATAAGCGGGCGGAAATAGGGAAACTTGAGAGATTATTTATCTATCTCCTTGAGAAAGCTGATGACAGGCTGAGACGCCTGCTTCTTCCGCCATTAAGAGAAAGTATAATCTGGTATTTGGGTGTTCGGGGTTGGGCTGGTGTTCGTGTTCTTCTTTATAAGAAAGATAAATCTGTTATTCCTGATTTTGTTGCTTTCGACCCACGCTGGCTTGTCTATGATATAGGTGGTGAGGGGTTAATTAAGGTAGGCTATAAGACCTTCAAATCTCGTGCAGCACTTAAAAGTGAATGGGATTATGAGGCGGAAAGCAAGACAGAAAATGAAGTTATTGATTATTGGGAATATGAAAAGCCAGGGCAGATTATCAATTCGGTAAGCTGTAAGGGGACTTTTCTTAAAAATCCAGAGGTAGTTGGCATACCATCAATGCCTTTCTCTATTATACCCATCTCTACCAGACCTCCAGTTGTAGGCCCTTCTGGCACTATGCTGAAAAGTTATGGAGAAAGCCTATATGCTACTAATAGGAATATCAATGCCGTTCGTAATAGATTTGCCTCAATATGGGTTAATCACGCTAACTTAACAGCTAATCAGCCATTGATTAACTACAGGAGTAAAGCAGGGGAGACGATACGAGATTTTAGGAGTTATCCCGGTGGTGTAATCAATCTTGATAGAGACGAAAATCGGCTTGAACCCTTACCATTAAAAGAAATCTCGCCAACAATTCTCAGTTTTATGGGCTGGCTGAATGTGCAGATAGAGCAAGGCGTATTACCTAGATATTTAATGGAGACCCCACCTGCATCTGGAACCCGTGCTAATTTAGCTCAAGAAGCGGGAAATAAGATTTTCAATCCGCAACTTAAAGCATTGAGTTGCATTTATGCTGATATATGTCGTTTGATTGAAGAGCAGTTATTAGCTGGTAAACTCAAGGTTAACATTAAGACAGAGTGGGATAAAAAGTATTATGAGACACAGGTTACACCCATTGATTTGAAGAGGGCTCATATTATTAAGGTTGAATTTACTGCTAGAACGCCGTGGTCACAATTAGATGTGGCTCAAATTGCTCAGATGCTGAAAGGACTTGGGCTACCAGATGAGTGGATTTGGGAGAACATCCTAAAGATACAGGACCCGAAGCTCATAAGTGATTTACTTGCCCTAGAGATATATGAGCATAGTCCTCAAGGAATGATGAAGAGAGCGGTTGATGTTCTAATGGATAGGGGTTATATATTTGAGGCTCAGCGACTTATCAAACAGATGGATATAATGGAGCAACAACAAGCAATTGGTGGGGAAGCACCTACGGCGGAGGCTGAAATCCCCCCATCTGAAGAAGTGAGTCCAGCCCCTCCCGAGATACCACCAGAGGTAGGGCTATGAAGGGTTATAGACGGGACCCTTACTCTTGGCAAAGATTAAGACATCGGCTTGGAGAATATCCACGACAGCCTCAGCCTGGTTTTCAGCCTAATCAGAAGCCTCCTCTTATAGGCTGGGGAATGAGTAATGAGTCGTATTGGCGGGAAGTCTTTTCTGATTATCTTAAAAGGCGGGGTAGAAATTTAGGAGGGCTCAAATAATGACAGAATACATTGATGAACCTTATATGGGTGCTGGTGAAAGTGCGA